GATTTTGACAGCGTATAAAACAAAACGACCAGAGCATATGGCTCCAGTCGTGAATTATTTATAGTATCTGTAGCAGTTACTGGTAACCCATTTAACTTAATAATAGTATTATTAAGTAGAGCTATCATATTACGTTCCTAAATTAGATTGAGCAATCCCAATAACAGTATTAATATTGGTTCCATCTAATGAAGTAGGTGCCGCTAATGTGTTATTAGTCGTACGTTGTACTGCATATGAATCAGCTACAATCTTAGCCAGCTTCTGTTCTGCATCACGATCAAAACCATTAGTTTGCTTAGTAATAAGCTCTTGTTGCTTCTTCATGGTTCCACCAGTTGCATCTACTGTTTGAGTTACTTCAGTAATCTTCTTCTGAATAAGTAGAGCCTCTTCAGAAGTAGTCTTATCAACTTGTTCCTGTAATAACAACACCTTCTTAACAGATTGTGCATCTTCTCGAACAGTATTAGCAACCGAGGCTGTAACTTGTTCAGATTTATTAAGTAAATCTTGTGTAGACTGAGCATTTTCTCTTACTGTAGACGCAGTACTAGAAGTTATCTGCTCTTGTTTATTAAGTAAGTCTTGGGTTGACTGAGCATTTTTAACTGCCACATCTGCAATAACAGCTAATGTCTGTTCTATTAATAGATCAGCCTGCTTATCTGCAACTTGCTCACCTAATAAGAACTGTATAGATTGGCCCATAGCAGCCTGTAACATACCTAAGTATACAGTGGAATACTCTTTTCCTGTGATACGGTTACTTTTAAACTCACGAGTTAAGTGAACCTCACCCGCTTGCATTAACTTATCAAAGACACCATTACCATCAATAGTACCTTCAGTGATTTGTACAACTGCTATATCAGCCATTATACTTCTCGGTCAATATTACCAGCAGCAGTTTGACGCGCAGCTAGTGCAGACATTTCTTTTTCATTAAGTGGAGGAAGAACGGCAACATTAAATTCTTTAATGGATTTACCTTTCATAATTTTCTTTCCTGTTGTAGTTACAGCTGGTACAAAGATTTGACAACGACGTTGACGTAAGTGATCTGCAATTATTGCAGGAACATGCCAACCTTCTTCTGCATCAAAGTGCACATACTTCTTAATTGTACCAATAAGAGAGTTAGATACAGAGAAATATTCACCTGTCATAGACTTCTTATTTGGATTCATACATGTAGCAATAATACGTACAAGCTTATTAGCTTCCTTACGTTTACGTTGTGCCAATGCTTGCTTTGACTCTGGAGCAACATATGCTACCTGAGGCACTGCTAATTCTGTTTCAACTTCATCTTCTTGGGATGCTGCTAATTCTTTAAACGCATCTATTTTCGCTAATAGCGCGGTTACACCAATATTACCACTAAATGTGATACCTAATTTGGTTGCTTCTTGCTTCAATGTTTCTAATTCAGTCATAATAATATCCTCTACCTTTTATATGAGGTTGGTACCTCGTTCAATAATTAAAGAGAGAGCCCCTCAAATAAGGAGCTCAATCCGATTAGCCGTTATTCTTAATAACGAGCTGCTGAGTAAACTACAGCTAAACGCTCAGAGCGTAAAATCATAGTACCGTAGTACCACTTAATGCTGTAGAAACCAGTTTCACCATATGGATCATTCGCGTAAGACTCTACAGAACCTGGCTTAGCGTGCTTGATCTTAAACTTAACAGTTTTACCGTCAGTTTGGAAACCAATAGTAGTAAATGAACCTTCACCAACAACTAACATTGGGAATACATCGTAGTTACCACTTGTTGCAACATAACCAGCATTTACGCCTTCAACTGCACCAGCACCTTCCCACTTCATCATTTCAGGAACAACAACAATACGGAATTGATCAACAGAACCGATCTCACCAGTGATAGTGTTAGTGCCTGCAGCATACTGATGTACCGGTACGAATGCTGGAGCGCTATGGAAATCAACCATACGACGAATCGATGGAATCATTTCAGAACCAATATACATAATACGAGCTGCATCGATAGTACGAGTATCAATCATGCGAGTACCAGTAATTACTTTTCATAAGTAACTTCGGTTACACCAGAAGCAGTTACACCAGTGATTTCAGAGATGTTAGTTGCAGCGCCTGCGAAACGAATTACACCAGCACCTTGAAGTAAATCAATTTGCAATGCATCTTCAGTGATCTCATTCGCGCCCATTACAGACTCACGGATGATGTGACCTTCTAACTCAGCATCAGAATCGAAATCGATAGCTTCTTGAGTATATTCATCGAAGAAACCCATCTTAGTGATAGTACCTTCAATTTGTACACGAGTGAAACCAACGCGATTTACACGACCACCATTTTCAGATAAAGCTGGAAGCTTACCAGAAATAGTACCGATGTCCTTACTAGAACCGTAGATATTACCTAAATCTTGCTTAACACGACTAGCTGCAATTAAAGTAGCTGAAGTATCTTCTGTAGGAGCAAAACGATAACCAAGAGCATAAGCTAAACCATCAGTTGAGTTAGCAATATCTGTGTAACGTAAGTCTTCAGTAGCACCAACGATAGTCTGTTCAAGACCACCAACGATTGCCAGGGCTTCAACCCATGCATTAATCTTTGTTTGCACATCTGTTACTGCTAATGCAGGGGTAGCACCAGTACCAGCGAATACAATTTCTCCGCCCGTGCCAGCTTCAACAGCACCATCATTATCAATACCAGGACCAGAAACTACGATAGTAATATTCTGTTCACCATTAGCACCAGTTAAACCGGCTGCATCAATACCTTGATCATTGACGTTACGGTCATCGAGTAAAGGTAAGTAATGGTATTGCTTAATGGTTTTACCCATGTTCTTCGGCATAGAGATTACATCTGCTAATTGACCGAAATATGTTTCTTTTTTTGCTTCAATCAACGCTTTCTTGTTGAAATAGTCCGTACGTAATTGACCACCACCGATATCTGAATCTGTACCGCCAGCTGGATCATTATAATTAATTGACATAATTTGTTTCCTCTTTTGTTTATATTGTTAGCATTATTGCTACTTAAAATAAACCTTGAGTACCCATCTTTTCAAAGTCTTCATCTGACATACTTAGTGGATCAAAATCTGACCTAGACTTCTTCTTTTTAGCTACTGTTGGTTTTGTGGAACCTGCTGCCTTTTTACGGGCTTTTACTTTTGGATCAACAGTTTTAGTTGGCTTTTTACTTGAAGGTTTCTGTTCCACTTGCTGAGCGTCATCAAATTCGCCTGCTTCGTGCATTGCATCACCTGTAAGTTTATATGCGTCGATATCAGACATCCCTTCAAGATTGCCCAATACACGTTCACGATTCATTACCTGAGTAATTTTATCGTAAATTCCTGTAGCTACATGATCATTAATGGTCTTGATAACTTCAGGGTTATTAACTAAAATCTGTTTACTCTTCGCGTCCCACTTGTTGCCAACAATATCAATAGTCTGTTCAAAAGAGTCTGTGTCTCGTATATCATCGAGTATTCCATCCAAGTTAACTTCATTATCGCTTACAGTGTAAGTATCTTTCGTTTCGTATCCATGTTCTTGTTCTAAATCTACCTAAAGTGGGTTAGTACCGCTGTCCTTGAGTAATTTCTTTATTGCAGCTGGATCTTTCTTCTGGAGATCGATTAGATAGCTAATGCTTTCCTCGTTCAACAAATCGTTGTTCTCTAACATTTTAATAAATTTTAGATTCGGTTTGATTGCCGCCATCTTCTTATTATAGTTAGCACCCATCTGCATGAGTTTTCTTACGTCTTCTACAGAGTCAATCTGCATGTCCTTACCATTTGCACGGAAAGGAGCCGTTATTTCTTTCATGAAATCTTCAGCACTTGCTTCAGCTGGAGTCTCATCTTTATTTTCTTCATCTGTAGCGGCATCATCGACTTCATCGCTTTCGCCTTCTTTCGGCTTGTCGCCTTCATCCGGCTCAGCTTCTTCGTCATCACCTTCTACAGGTTTGTCTGTTTCAGGATCTGTTTCAAGATCATCTTCTGCGGGAAGTTCATCTGCATCTTCCGCAGGAGCTTCCTCTAAATCTGGATCAACATCTTCTGAATCTAAATCTTCTTCATTGTCAGTAGATACGTCAGAACCCGCGTCATCAGACGCAGGCTCATCAAACATTGCAGCTACATCTTCATCAGATAATGCTGCAAAGTCTTCATCGGATAAATCCAATGGATCAGTAATACCCTCACTCATTATTCAGCAAGCCCTTCAGCACGCATAAGTTCAAGTTCTGCTTCATCTGATGCAATTGCACCTTCTGCAGCTCGACCTTGTTGGACGATAGCAAAAAAGTATTGACGTAAACGGCCAATAGCTGAGATATCTTTTTGCATTTGTTCCTGGCTAAATTCATCAGAATGTGCCGGAGACGATAATGCACCTACTAATCGAACTGCTTCATCTTCAAAGTAACCTGTTTCGATAATTTCTTGGAAGTCTTTGTTATCTACCAAACGATGAAAAACCTTCATGCGTTCTACAGTAGCTTTAGCTTGTTCAATATTTAATTCAATTATTTGTACGTCTTGTTCATTAGTCATTTCGTGTGTCCTCTTATAGAGATATAGTTTTAAAGTGTAGTTACTTTGGCCTATTAGACCTTAGTAGCTGGTTTTGTGTCTTCATCAGGGTCTAGTATACTATCAAATGCTTTTAAATCCAAGTCTGTTCCACGTTTATGGTTCATTTTATCCATTTCAAACGCTTTATCCTCTCCAGATTCCTTTTCTAGGAAGGATTGGTCACCTAAATCAGCTTTAGTATTTAAGTCACGCGTCTTAGCTTGCTTAAGAGCTATATCCGCTTCATTCTCTCTTGCCTTGAAGTTTTCATTCATAACTTGTGCTTCTAACAGAGCAATCTGTAACTCTTGTTGTTTAACTGCCATTGGATCTGGTTGTGGTACATAAGCTTCAATACGTTTAGCCAAGTCAGGCATCTTACGTAAATTAGCAATATCACTTAAGATCATTTTAGATAGTTCAGGGTCACCTTGTGGCCCCATAGTTTGTAACATAAAGGCAAGTTCTTTAGCTTTCTCATTATCTGATTCAGCTGTTGATATCGTTAATGTAAGATCTAAGCGTCCCTGTAGGTCATCTCGACGTACTACAACGAAATCATCGTTAGTTATACGTACTATCTCTTCATCATCCAGGAATTCAGCATTCATACTTATGATCTTACGCCCAATTTCCTTGATTCCCTGTGCTAAACGACGAAGTATACCTAGTTCTCTCTTAGACGTGGCATCTAAAGCACTACGTATACCTGTAGCTGTATCACCAAGGGCTTGTCCAGATATCCCGCCATGGAAAGCTTTAACACCAGTTAAACTTTCAGCGTCTGCATTAGTTGAATTCAATATATATTCAGCACTACGAGGAATCTCGTCATACTTATGCATATGAAATGCAGTTTTAGGGTCAATACCTGGATTGTATTCATAATCTTGCCCACGTTCATATTTACGACGATTAACTACATCTAGTGCACCTTTCATCGTAGCAACCTGGCCATTAGCACTACGGCCCATGATATCTAACATACCACGAGTTACAGCACCTACAATCTTCTGATTTTCTTCTAATAGTTCACCATCTGGTTCACCATAGATTTCTTTACGAACTGGTAAATAATGGGCAGCAACGAATGGTACCTTCTGATCTGGAAAAGGATTCTCTTCCATTTGGATCATTACATCACCTACCCAAGAAGCAACAATAGCTTGTAAGTTACCATTGCCTTCTACATCCCTGTACCCCCAGTATTCCTTTACACCAAACCGTTTACGGGCTTTATCACTAAAGTTGAAGTTTTCATCCTGCTTACTATTTGGTGTAACTTCTGGGTCATTTAGTGTAGATGCCCCTTCTATATTAATCTTATCTAAGTTTTTATACTTACCTACTGCTTTTAATTCAGCAAGAGACGATTCATAACTGTAAATCACAAATTGTGCTTTATCTAAATCCCCTTGACATGAAGGGTCAATGATTAAATTCTTGTAATCACATATTTCAACCGTTGGTTCGTTCTGTAACGTAACCATATGAGTAATTTCTTCTTGGCCTGTACGAATACGTTCGACAGCACCACCTAACTTCATCCCCTCATGATGTAATTCCTGATCTGCTGGAGTTAATTTAGCAAACTCTGCAGCGTTTTCTGTCATAAGTTGATGATTTTCTTGAAATTTTTGTACTACTTCTAGACTTTGAGTTAACTGGAACTCATATACTGGCACTGTTTCAGTAATTTCTTCTTCATTAAAAGCCCAACCAACTCGTGTAATAACTGTACCTTCATCAACTGCAGCACGTATATACTCATCAATAAAGTTAATTTTCTTGATCTTATGGTTAAATTGACTATTTAGAACTAATCCGTTTTGCTTTGCTGAAGTTCTGTCTTCAAATGTAACAGGAGCGGTATTAAATAAGTCATCAGTACTTAGGAATGGTTCACTTAATGCGGCATAACGCCATTCGGCTTGTTTACGAATAACCTTAGGAACATAAGATGATCTACCTACTCGCTTCTTAATACGAGCAGCACCAGTCACATTTAAGTTATCGAGCCAAACTTGTACCTTGCGTACATGTAGGTCATGTGCTGGCTTGGCATCTTCTAAATCTTGTTTTAAGTCACGGACTGTAGGTTCTTTTTTCCACTCCTGGAACGGAGTAGTTTCAGCTACATCAACCACATTTTCTTCAAATATGCGTAAATCTTCTTTATCTTTGGGTGTAAATGAACTCATATATTACCTTATTTCCTAATCTTTTATGGAATTTGCAATGACGTCCGAAGATTTCAGGACTACCTGCACTAAAAACCCTACGACCTTTAAATACAGTATCATAGAGCTCGAAAAACATTCGATATAACTCACGAGGTGTAGGCCCTATCGGGAATGTTACTAGATACCCCCCGATAGAACGATTATACTCGTATTGTATAGTATTAGTCAATAGTAGACCTATTATTTGACTGTATGGGTAGAGAGTATAGTGTTGCGAAGTGTCTTAATACGAGCATTCCGTAACTTAACCTGTTTACCTAATTTCTGGTATGCACTACATTTAATACGGTCTTCTTTCTTACTAGTAATACAATCCCATTCT